CGCAGAGACAAGTTTCACCGCCGGGGTTGACGCTTTAACCCTGACTGAATATGCAGCGACAGTCACTCTCCCGCTTGGCATATCCGCCACGGTAGCTGCTTTAACGCTGACTGAGTATGACGCGACAGTTACGCTGCCTCTTGGGATTTCGGCAGGGGTTGATAGTCTTACCCTGACAACCTATCAGGCCACGGTCGATTTAACAACGAATGTCAATGTAAGCGCGGGAGTTGCCTCCCTCACGCTGACTGAGTACCAAGCCGGTGTTAACGCTGAAACCAGTATTGATGCTGGCGTAGATGCGCTATCACTGACCGAGTATCAGGCCACGGTAAACGCTGAAACCAGTTTATCTGCTAGCACCGATGCTCTGACTCTTACAGAATATCCAGCTACGATTCAGCTGCCTAAGAATGTGCAGGCTGGGGTAGATATTCTCTCCCTCACAGGGTATTCAGCCTCTGTTAACACTGAAATTAATGTACTGGCTGGACTGGCCTCACTTACCCTTACTGAGTATAATGCGACCATATCGCTGGCTGCGGTAGACACCGAGGTCAATGCCACCAGAGCGATCCTGACTCTCACCGAGTATTCAGCGGGAATTGCCCTCCATAAAGCGGTTTCTGCTACAAAGGACAGCCTTGTCCTTACCGCCCTCGCAGCCAATGTAAACGCTGCTAAGAACATCCTAGCATCTACAGATACCCTGTTACTTACAGAGTATTCTGCCGGGTTGGCATTAGACGTTACTGTCAGTGCAACTGTAGATGCCCTTACGCTGTCAACATTCTCAGCAACAATTGTTGGCGGATTACAGGTAACAGCCCAGATCATTGTGGGGGATGAATTGGTTATTACGAGGACAGATACGGCAGTTCCATTAAGCTTGGCGGTTACTAGCGATACAGGCGGTGTTACCGGCCTTACGGTTAGGGCTTCTGTCAGGAATATTCTGGACAGCACATCTTATCTGGACTTTAACGACGTCACCTTCAAAACTTCGGGGTGGACCACGAAAGAGCAAACTCTTTCTGAAGTTGGTAGCGGGCACTACTCGACTACCTTTAACTTGGCCTCCATTACAAATTTGCCAGCGGCAAAAAGTGTAGTAGTGGAATTTTCTGTAAGCGGCACAGTAACTGCGGTCTCTCAGAACACTATTAATCTGTTAGAGGATTACCTGACAGTGCCAAAATTTGTAGGGTTGAAGTAATGGAAAAATCTGAGCTTGTTGAAGCTTTACGAGAAGTTCTTCATGAAAACAGGACTATCATTGATGAAATCCATCAAGAGCATCATGACTATATAGCACTTCTTCTTAAGCGGGAACAGCGTAAAGAAGAGCGCTGGGAAAAGATCAAGACGCAGGTGTTTGGCTGGGGAGCAATCTCGTTTCTTTCAGCCATAGGTCTTGCAGTTTACAACTTCTTTTTTAAACATGGGGGCGGTTGATGAGTTGGTCTCCTGAAGATGAAGCAGTAAGTACATGGACAGCACGTCCGGGCATAAATCGTATAGCTATTGCTGGTCTTGCAGTAGCAGGCTTAGCTGTAGCAGACAGTGAAGTTTCTTATGCTAACTGGATAGCTACTTCTGTGACCAGCAGTTCGTGGAGTTGAAATGGCAACTACTAATTTTGTCTCTGAAGAAACTATAATCGAAGCTGATTGGCTTAATGAAGTCGATGCCTTTATTCATGATCTTCTGGGGGGGCCTGAAACTCTTGCCGAACTCTGGACTGCAATTGGAAGTGCGGTTGCAGTAACCGGTGGAACTATTAATAGTGCTGCAATAGGAGGTACAACCCCCGCCGCAGGGGCCTTTACAACCTTAAGTGCAACCGGGGCATTTGAAGCAGGCACCACAGGAATCATCGGCTCTACTTCAGTCTCTCCTGATGGAACCTTCCATATCCACACCGCTACTGCTGGCACTGTTACTGCTAATTCCAGTGTTGACGATCTAGTAGTAGAAAATTCCGGGACTACTGGTATGACGTTGTTGTGCCCAGATGCAAGCCAAAGTTATTACGCATTTGGTACTCCATCTAGTGCAGTAGGGGCCTATGTGCGATGGGATTATACCAACGCAGCCTTAACTATTAGCACAGCATCTACTTCTGCGGGCCAAATAGTATTCAGGGGATTGGGTTCAGACAGCGAGATAGCAAGATTTGACGAGAATGGATGGCTGGGCATAGGAATAGGTAATCCTGATGGTACCCTCCACGTTCACACTTCCAGTGCAGGAACAGTAACAGCTCCGACTAATGCAGATGGTATCGTTGTAGAAAAGTACACCGCAACTGGAATAAGTATTCTAGGGGGAGATGCTCAAGCGAGTACTTACAATTTTGGGTCTCCCTCTATGGCTCAAGGTGCTATTATAAGTTGGGGTTATAATCTTGGCAAATTAAATCTTAGAACTTTTAAGTCTGGTTCTAATATTACACTAACTTCACAAGCCGGAGATGCTAGCCAGTTTGATGGCGATAGTACGGCTGGAAATACTAGGATGCTTGTCTGGGATGTAGATACTGGAGCACTGGTTAGGGTTTCTGTCGGTGCAGATGATTCAGGTGGGTCTGGTTATAAAGTTTTGAGGGTTCCAAACTAATGACTAAAGAAGAGATACAGATGACTTTGGCTTTTTTACAGCGAGTCCAGATTCAAGGGGTTGAAGCCCCGAACTATTTGCGGGTGATTGCCGCACTAACCAAACTGCTGAAAGAACAGGAGGGCTCCGATGGGTCTTGAATCTGGTAGTTACATAAGCGACTTGGTCTCTACCAATCCTCCGGGTACGGATGATCGGGCAACGGCTGATGACCATCTACGTCTGATCAAAGCAATTCTGAAGACGACTTTTCCCAGTATTAATGGGGCAGTTACTACTACTCCAGCTGAGCTGAATATTCTGGATGGAGCAACAGTCACTACGACAGAATTGAACTATGTTAGTGGAGTTACTTCGGCAATCCAGACTCAGCTAAATGCAAAGGCAGCTGTAGCAAGTCCTACTTTTACGGGCACCCCGGCTGCACCTACGGCTTCGGTTGGAACAAGTACAACCCAGCTTGCTACTACGGCCTTTGTCGATGCCGAAATGGAAGCTTTCAGGGTCAAGGATTGGGGAACCCTGAGTGTCAGTACCCAGATTGATCTGGAAGACGCAGAACTGCATATCATTGAAGTCAGTTCAAATATAACCCTGACGATAGCGAGTGCAAACACCAATGACAAAGCAACTTTGGCAATACATAACACCGGAGGTTATACCATTACTCTTAGTGGGATTGATAATGATAGTCCTACTCTTACGGTGGATACTAACGTCCAAGACTTCCTCGGGATCATCAAATCCCACGGAAAAATCTCCTGCGTTGCCACCAACCTCAACCACTCGGCGGTGTAAGAGGGGAGAAGAAGAGATGAGTGAGATACTGGTAACCGACTGGACAGACCCGGGTACTGTCAATACTACCTACAATGGCAGTTCATACCATTGGACTTTACTTAGCAATGTTCTGGCTGAAGATGGTACTGGGACAGGTCTTTTGCAAGTAGAAGTGTATGACCTTACGGATACCATTGAGGTTACAAATTTTGGCTTCTCCTTTCCGGGTGACCCTACTTGGATTTGGGGAGTGGAAGCCCGGGTAAAGGCTTATAAGACCGGCAATACTGTTAATGATGATGACGTAAAACTTATTGTTGGTGGGTCTGTAACAGGGGATGCCAAGGATGTACCAACTGCGGTAAATGATAGTACCTATGATTGGATTACTTATGGGGGCCAGACAGACCAATGGGGATTGTCTTTAACTTCTGCCCAAGTAGAAGCCTCTGATTTTGGATTCAAAGTCCAGTTTGTACAGGCAGCTACCCCGGGACCTTGGTACGTCAGAGTAGATTCTATGCAAATGCGAATCTACTACCGGGCAGCTGGAAACCTGATCCTTACTCTTTAGGGGGCCTCATGCCTAGTTTTGGAACAAAATCAAAGATGAATCTGGGGTCTTGTCATCCCGACTTACAACGTCTTTTCAATGAAGTCATTAAGTACTACGATTGCAGCATTCTTGAGGGGCATCGTAATGAAGAGAGGCAAACCAAACTTTATGCGGAAGGAAAATCCAAGGTTCAGTTTCCTAACTCAAAGCATAACTCATTCCCATCTAGGGCAGTTGATGCTGTTCCCTATCCTATTGATTGGGACGATACTCGCCGCTTTTATATGTTTGTCGGGATTGTTCGCGGTATTGCTAGTCAGCTCGGTATTAACATTCGCTGCGGAGCTGATTGGGATGGAGACATGGAAGTAAAAGACCAGAATTTCCACGACTTACCTCATTTTGAACTGGAGGAAAAATGACACTTGAATACATTATAGTTGGCATTGCCTTTCCCTTTGTTCTTCGCGGGTTCTTTACTTTCGGCTTCTTGATGAAGTGGGGACAGGCGCTTCTCGAACTGACTCAACGCTCTACCACCTATAAGATTGCTCTCTATCCTCTTTCAGTGGCATGGGCTGTCTCAATGGCGATCTCAGCAGTAACTGATATTCTCGTGAACGTCACCGTTCTTTCTGTTCTGTATTGGGAGCTTCCCTCTAACTGGAACGAGACCTATTCCTATAGATTGGGTCGTCATGTCTATGAACAAGATGGCATTAGACACAGGATTGCCTTGGTAGTTTCTGACATCCTGACATTTCTTGAGGGTGAAGATCATGTTGCCTATACTTATGGCAAGATTCCCTCGCCTTACCCGGATTTGAGGATTCTATTTTGAGCAACTTAAGCAAGAAGCGCCTAATCGACTCAACCACGTTCCAGTATGGAATGGTTATTAACCTGTTTGCAGCTGTTCTGTATGCTGTAGACCCTTCGTTTAGGGCAGTTGATGTCATTGGGGTATTTACTATGACCTTTGGAGCCTATGTAGCTAAAGAGGGAGTTGCCAAGGGAGCCGAAGCTTACCGGGATAGAGCATGAATAAAATATATCTGATTGGAATAGGAATGCTTGCCCTTGCGGGAGCTTTCTACATGGGAATGTCTTATCAGGCTAGCAAGGTTACAATCTCAGCTCTCAAGGAAGACAAACGGGAGTTGAAGGACCTCGGTGACATCAAGGCCGGGAATGTCAAACACGAGCAGGAGGTTAAAGAGAGTGTTGAGCGAATCGAAAAAGCATCCGATCCAACGGGGTGCAGTAATATTGATATGCCTGACAGCACTATTCTTGAGCTTGGCGGGGTGCACAGTTCATCCCCGTCTGGTAAATGATGAGCTGACCAAGCGTATACCTGACCCTAAACTGGAAGGCCGGAAGTGGAAAGACCTCGCTATTCGTTCACGAAAGCAGTCTGAAGTTATTCGCAGGCACAACTGTAATATGGATGTAATCGCCCGGAGACCATTACCGAGGGAATGTAAAAATGACACGAGATAGTATAGTCGATATTATTCTGCAACGATTGGGCAAGAGTAACGATACAACCTTGCGGGATGAAATCATCAATGAAATGGTGTTTGTACAAGAGCATATTCTTGAACAAGGCACCTTGAAACCTCTCTGGCTAGTATCAGAAGTTACAACTACAACTACTGTAGCAGATGACGAGCGGCTTCAGCTTCCTACTGACTTCCTGCAAGAATGGGAGGAGGGAACTCTTTATCTTTACGATTCTACCGCAGACGATCCTTGGATTGAGTTGGACAAAGACGATTGGGATTCCATAAAAGCTGCCAATACAGAAGCGGGTAAGCCTGTTGCTTATGACATAGCCGGGGATTACTTCCTGCTATCTCCAACCCCGGATGATACCTATACCATAAAGATGCGTTATTACGCCAAGGATACTTCTCTGGCAGGCACTTATGGGGATGCTGCAAACATCGAGAACAACTGGCTTAAGTATGCCGGAGATTGGTTCCTTGGAGAGGTGGGAGCTATTATAGCCGCTCAATACCAGCAGAGTGATCAACAGGCTGCTGTTTTTTACAATCAAGCTGCCAAGGGTAAAGATCGGGTATGGCGTAATGACATAGCCAACAGGGAAGCAAATAAAGATCGTACGATGGGTGATGAGTAAGATACGTCTTTCAGAGATTGGCCGTAAAGGCATTGTCAGTGACAAAGCCTCGGATTTACTTGACCCGAAGGAATGGTCAGACGGTAACAATATCCGGTTTACCGAAGGCCGTATTATCAAGATGGGGGGTGAGACTGAAATCTGGGCCAGTCCGACTGTAGCTCCCCACGGACTCATGCCTTGGAATGCTGCTTCTGGCTACCTCTGGCTTTATGGAAGCACAGCAACCATCTATATGGTTAACTCTTCTGGCACCCACACTAATGTAACCCGGTACACTAGTAGCCCCGGCGACGATGATTATACAGCCGGTACTCGACCAATCTGGAGTGGTGGTGTCTTTAATGGGGTTCCAATCCTCAACCATAATAATCTTACTGATCCACCCCAAAGCTGGAACAGCGGTAACAGCCGTTTTGAGGATTTACCTAACTGGCCTGCCAGTACTTACACCAAGATTATCAGGCCTTTCAAGAACTATCTTATAGCCGTAGACGTTACAAAGAGTGGTACCCGTTATCCCTATACCGTGAAGTGGAGTGATCAGGCCGATCCGGGATCAGTACCCGGTAGTTGGGATGAGACAGACGCTACAGTAGAAGCGGGAGAAAACAGTCTCGCTGAAACCGGTGGGTATATTCTGGACTGTCTCCCTGTAGGCGATACCAACATTATCTACAAGGAAGATGCCATTTGGTCAATGCAATATATTGGAGGTGCCTATATCTTCAGATTTGACGGCATTCTCAACACCACTGGAATACTGGCTCCCCGTTGTGTAGCTGAGTTCTATCGTCGGCATTTCGTGGTAGGAACCAACGATGTGTTTCTTTTCAATGGCCAGCAAGCTGAATCAGTTATCAACGAACGTATGAGGAGATGGCTCTACAATACGATTCATGGCGACTATTATTTGAATACTTTTGTAGTACCTAACTACGTGGCTAAGGAAATGTGGATTTGTTTTGTTGAGACCGGCCATGCCACTACCTACTGCAACAAAGCCCTCATCTGGAATTGGAGTGACAATACGTGGACCATCCGGGATTTGGATGATATGGCCCATATAAACTACGGACAAGTCGCAACCAGCACAGCCGCAGCTATTTCTTTCGATAGTTCCTCTGGAACTACCTTCGACAATGATACTGGAACTTTTGGTGAAGGAGCCTTGAATCCGGCAGAATGGCAACTTGTCGGAGCAGACCCGGCTGGTACTCGCCTCCTGCACATCGACGATGATTATACGTTCGACGGTACAAGCTACGATTCCTACATGGAACGGACTGGAATTTCTTTCACCGGCCAGTTAGATCAGTATGGCAATCCCCTCTCTGATGGGTCTGTCAGAAAATTCCTGAGAGCTATATATCCCCACATAGAGATTACCGGTGATGTCACTTTCGACATTTATGTGGGTTGGCAAGACCGACTGGAAGACAGCATTACGTGGACAGGGCCCTACACCTACGATCCAGCTACACAGGACCGGGTGGACTGCCGAGTAAACGGGAAGTATTTTGCCATCAAATTTGTAGAATCCAGCAATACCCATCCGTGGAGAATGTCGGGCTATACAGTAGATATTGATTCAATAGGGCTGAGATAATGGCACAGGGCTACCGAGTTACCAATCCACCGAGAGAATATGATCCCATTTGGATAGAACAGGAGTTACAAAGAATCTCAGCTGCGTTAGAATATCTGGAAGTACCTCGGGTTCGTATCACAGAAAGCAATGTGGTACCCGACAGGCCCCGAAAAGGGGACATTGCACGAGCAGACGGAACCAACTGGAATCCCGGTTCTGGCGCTGGTGTTTATGAATATAACGGGTCAACATGGACCAAACTCTGAGGTATTGAATAATGGCATTTCCTATAGGCGCAATTCTTGGCGGGCTTAGCGGACTTTTGGGTGGTGGGGGTAAAGCTCCAACGACCTCTACCGGTGGTACGAATACCCCGTGGAGACAGGATGAACGCTTTGACCCTCTGATCTCCGGGGCATCGGGTTACCTGAACCGGCCCGGTTCTACGATTGCTGGTTTTGATCCGCTCCAGACCCAAGGCCAGAATATGGCAATGACGGCAGCCAACAACCCCCTGATCGCACAGCAAGGGGGTGCTCTTGGTATGATGTTGAACCCGGGAATGCTTAATCCCGAATCCAATCCTTATCTGGCTGCTACTGTTCAGGGTGGTATCGGTCAGGTATTCCAGAACCTGATGGAAAATGTAATGCCTCAAATCCAGTCAGGCGCTACCCAAACCGGTAATGTAGGGTCTTCCCGACAAGGTATTGCCCAAGGTCGTGCAATTGAAGGGGCTACCCGGGGCGCTATGGATTACGCTACGCAAGCCTATATGCAGAATTATCAGCAGCAACTTGCAAATATGCTCGGGGCTTCCGGCCAGACCACCAATGCGATACAGAATGCACTCTACCCCTCCATGATCATGCAAGACGTGGGTGCTCAACGTCAGAACCTGCAACAGCAGATGCTGAATGAACCACTACAACGTCTGGGTAATTACCAGAATCTGATTTCCGGTAATATGGGAGGCTCTACTACAGGCACTTCTACCGGAGCAGCACCCCAGCATAATCCGCTTATGGCCGGTATTGGGGGAGCCCTCAGTGGTATTGGCCTGCAAAATCAGCTTAGCTTCCCGGGAG